CAGCAATGGTCTGAGATTTACACAACTGAGTCATCTGACAGAGCTTTTGAAGAAGAAGTTATGTTGTCAGGTTTCGCACAAGCAAAAGTAAAGTCAGAAGGTTCTGGCGTAGCTTTTGACAATGCGCAAGAAACTTTCACAGCTAGATACACTAACGAGACAATTGCTCTCGCTTTTGCTATCACTGAGGAAGCTATTGAAGATAACCTGTACGACAGACTTGCTTCTAGATACACAAAAGCATTAGCAAGATCGATGGCGAGCACGAAAAATGTTAAAGGAGCATCAACATTAAACAATGGAAATCCTGGTGGAACATTCACTTCAGGAGATGGTGTAACTTTATTCAACACAGCACACCCAACAATTGCTGGTACGTTCTCGAACACACTTGCTACAGCGTCTGACTTAAACGAAACTTCATTAGAACAAGCATTGATCGATATCAACGCTTTCACTGATGAAAGAGGTTTAAAAATTGCAGCTAAAGGAGTAAAAATGATTATTCCTTCTGCTCTGCAGTTTGTNGCTGAGAGATTGATGAAATCTCAAGGTAGAACGTCAACAGCTGATAATGATATCAACGCAGTAAGATCAATGGGTATGATTCCTCAAGGATACAGAGTGAACAACTACCTAACTGATGCGGATGCGTTCTTTATCCTTACAGATGTGCCTAACGGTATGAAGCACTTTAACAGAGCTCCACTTACAACTAAGATGGAAGGGGACTTTGATACTGGCAATGTTAGATACAAAGCTAGAGAAAGATACGTATTTGGCGTATCTGACCCTAGAGGTATCTTCTCATCTCCAGGTGCTTAATCAGTAAGCAACTAAATATTTAATGGGGCCGGACACAATTCGGCCCCATTTTTAATACAGGCTTCGAAAACCATGAAAACATTCAATATCAAAATAAGAGCATACGGCTACTGGGCAGAGTTTAATGTTCAAGCTTTAGATGAAGCTAAATCGTTGGAAAACGCTATAGTTGACAAGCTAGGAAAAAATGATATAGTTTGGGACAAATCAGAGTTTTATTCTCTGACTAGAAAATGGTTGACTTTTGAGGAGGTCAAAGATGCAAACACTACGAGACCTATACAAACAAAAAAGGTCCTTGGAGTTGAACTGGGAGCAGGAGCATCTTAACGAGGGTAGATATACTCTTGATATGGTCAAGATTGATCATAAAGTTAAGCAAGTAATTGCTGACATTAAGATGAAGGAAGCTGAGTTAGCACACCATGTTAACAAAGTTGAAGACGCTGCACCGGAAGTTTCTGTAGCTACTTAATAAAAGCTACATCGCTGAAATCGTACTTTCTCGTAAGGCTCTCTTGCACTTCATATAAAACTACTATATAAATTACCCACTATACATTAAAACAATAAAATAAATATAGACGCGTATAGTCGACACACCCTAGGTGACTATATTTATATATTCTAGGAGGAATATAAAATGGCAACAACTACTTTTAGCGGACCGATTAAATCTGGAACTGTTAGAGAAGGGGCAAGTGAAAACTTAGGTTTTACTTTAATGTCTCAATCAGCAGTAATAGATATTATTGGTGCAACTAATACAACTACAATAGGAATCATTCCTGCAAATTCACAAATCGTGGATGTTATTATGAACGTAACAACTGTTTCTAATGATGGTGGTACAGCCACGGTTATTATTGGTACTGCGGCGGATGACAATGCATTTATGAGTGCAACAAATGTTAAAGCAGCAGCTGTAACTCATACAGGCGGAACAACTGCTCTAGCGAATGATATTGGAACGACTGACACAGCTGTTACTGCAACGTACACAGCAGCTAATGGTGATGGTACAACTGGAGTCGCTACAGTTACTATTTTGTATATGCAAAATAATAATTTAAGTTAATAATTAATTTATTGTGGGCCTTCGGGCCCACATATTAATGTTAAGGAGAAAAAAATATGTCAAGTTCAGTAACAACAGTTAAACAAACTATACCTTTAACAGCAGACGGGTTAGCTCAAAAATATGTTGGCACAAGTGCTACTAATATTACTAAAGCTAGAATTATGAATGTTTATGGTCAAGCAACAACAGCGGATGCTGAAATAAAAATTTACGATGAAGCAGATGATTCTAAAACAGCTTCTAAATTAGTATTTCATGGTAAATTTGGAACAGCGGCTAATCAGGTAGAGAGTTTTGATATTGCCGGTCAAGGTATCAAATGTGATAATGGTATGTATGTTGATTTAACTAATTGTGATTTTTGTACGATCATAGGCGCATTTACATAATAGAGGTAGCCAATGGCAAATACTACTTCGGGTGCTTATACTTTTGATAAAACCTTTGCGATAGATGATATCATAGAGGATGCGTACGAACGTATTGGTTTACAAGGTGTATCCGGTTATCAATTAAAAACTGCAAAAAGATCTCTTAACCTATTATTTTCAGAATGGGGTAATAGAGAAATACATTATTGGGAAGTTGCTAATCAAAACGTACCTTTAGTGAACGGCGTAGCAGTTTATACATTTTTTAGAACTACAGCTGATGGAACACAAACAAGCAGAATAAGCACTACGTTATCGGCTAACATAACTTCTACATCAGCAACAACTGGTATAACATTAACATCAATTGCTAATCTTCCTACAAACGGTTTATTATTAGTAGGCACAGAACAAATAGCTTATACAGGTTTTTCATCTACAGAATTAACAGGAGTTGTTAGAGGAGCAAACGGAACAACGGCTGCTACTCACACAAGTGGAGATGCGGTAAATCAATTTGTAAGTGGTATGGATGATATTTTAGAAGCTAGTTATAGAAATGCTTCTAATGTTGATGCACCCTTAACAAAAAGAAGTAGATCACAGTATCAAGCTCTTGCTAATAAAACAGATACAGGAACACCAACTCAATATTTTGTAGAAAGATTTATTGATAGAGTTACGATGACTTTATTTTTAACACCAGGAGCTTCAGTAGCTGGTCACCATATTAATTTTTATTATCAAAAAAGAATACAAGATGTTGGAGATGCATACACAAATGCAGCTGATGTACCTTATAGATTTGCACCTTGTATGACTGCAGGTTTAGCATTTTATTTATCTCAAAAATATGCACCGCAAAGAACTCAAGAATTAAAACTTTACTACGAAGATGAATTAAAAAGAGCACTAGCAGAAGACGGTTCTTCATCTAGTACATTTATATCACCTAAAACATATTACCCAGGAGTATAATGGCTTCATTCTCATCAGGAAAATACGCGTTAGCTATCTCAGACAGATCCGGTATGGCATTTCCATACGATGAAATGGTTACAGAATGGAATGGTGCATTTGTTCATTTTTCAGAATTTGAACCTAAACAACCACAACTTGATCCCACACCCGTTAGTGCAGATCCTCAAGGTTTAGAAAAAGCAAGACCTGCAAGAACAGAATTTCCAACAGAAGATTTTTTACCAGAAAATCCTTTTGTAACTGCATCTAATACTACATTAAAAATTAATTTTCCAAATGGTGATTTACAGGTAAATGATTTTGCAAGATTTAGAGACGTTAAATCTCCGGTAGGTGGTGTTGCAATATCAACATTACAAATGTCTACAACATTAAATGGAGCAATAACAGATACTGTTACTACAATTAATTTAACTGATGGATCCCAGTTCCCTACTTCAGGTTTTATTATAATAGAAAAAGTTTTAACTTCTTCAGATACAACAGACCCACTTCTTGTTGGAACATATCAAAATGAAGTTATACAATACACAGGAAGATCCACACATCAATTAACAGGTTGTACTAGAGGAGCAAGTGCACCTTACAGAGGGGCTTCTCCCAAATCAACAGTTGCCGGATCTCATTCTAATTTAGCAAAAGTTTTTGGTAGTTATAAAGTTGTTTCTTTAAATGAAACATCAGTTCCAAGTACAGGTCAACCATCTACAACTACACAATTTGATGGTATAAATGTTACATTAGTCAATGCTGCTACAAGCACAGAAACAGGGGGCGGTTTTCAGTGTACAATCGGACCCTTAAATGATAGAGCTTAATTATGTCAGGAATCAGTTATTCAACTTTAGTTACACAAATAAGGGGCTACACAGAAGTAGACTCTAATGTTTTAACTACAGATGTTTTAGAAAATATTATTTTAAATGCACAACAAAGAATATTTTTAGATGTGCCTATGGACTCAGATAGATTTGTACAAGAAGGTACTATGTCTGCAGGAAACAATTCTATTAATGCACCGGCAGGAGCGTTATTTGTTAGAGGTATAGAAGTATTTAATTCTACAAGTGCTACAACAGGCCCTGGTCAATGGTTAGAAAAGAAAGATCAAACTTATATATCTGAATATGTAAGCAGAAGCACAGGACCACAAGGTGGAGTAGATGGTAAAACAGTAACAGGATTACCTAAATACTATGCTATGTTTGGTGGTGCTACTGGTTTAAGTGATACTACATCTGGAGCCATGTATTTTGCTCCCACACCAGATCAAGCTTATAAATTTAGAGTATATTATAATAAAATGCCTGCAACTTTAGAGTCTGGTAATGAGACTAATTATATAAGTTTAAACTTTCCTCAAGGTCTTTTATATGCCTGTTTAGCTGAAGCTTATGGGTATTTAAAGGGTCCAACGGATATGTTGACATTATATGAGCAAAAGTATAAACAAGAAATACAGAAGTTTGCGGGAGCACAATTAGGTAGACGTAGACGAGACGACTATACGGATGGAACAGTAAGAATCCCAGTCAAGTCACCGTCACCATAAGAGGATAAAATATTATGACTATAACATCAGCAATAGCTAATTCTTTCAAAGTAGAAATTTTACAAGGTGGACACAACTTTAACGATTCAAGTGGTGCACCTACAGGTAACGCATTTAAAATTGCTTTATATGCAAGTGATTCAGCTTCATTAAGTAAATCAACAACTGCTTACGCAGCACCTTCTGATGCAAACGCAAAACCAACTTCAACACATGAAGTTAGTCAAAAAACCACTGACGGTGGTGCTACTGCAACAGGTTATGATGCAGGCGGAAAAGCTTTAACAGCTTCAGCTGATCCAGTATTATCTACAGACACAGCATGTGTAAAATTTAACGATCTTTCTTGGACATCAGCTTCTTTTACAGCAAGAGGTTGTTTAATTTACAATTCAACAGCAGTCACAGGATTTACAACAAACAGAGCAGTTTGTGCAGTAAACTTTGGTGCTGATAAAACTGTAACTAGCGGAACTTTCACAGTTCAATTTCCAGCTCAGACAGCAGGCAACGCAATCGTTCAGATAGCTTAGGAGGGTTACCATGCCCGATGTATCTTCAGGATGGGGTCGACTTACCTGGGGTCAAGCTAATTGGAACTCAGCTACAACATTAAAAACAGGATGGGGAGCTAAAGCTTGGGGTGAAGACTCTTGGGGCGATCTTTCTGATTCAAGTATTTTACTTACAGGTTTATCAGCACAAACAGCTGTTGGAACTTTATCAGCAGAAATAAGACCAGGTTGGGGTACATTATCTTGGGGCATTAATGGTTGGGGTTCTGTAGAAGAAGCCAACGAAACATTACCGGGTTTTTCTATATCATCAACGGTAGGGTCATTAACTGTGGCCGATCAAGCAATGGGCTTAACAG